TGTTTTTGGATTCTTTTTCCGTCCTGGTTCATCAGGAATGTGATCAAATGTCATGATTCTAAAAATCAATTCATTTTTTTCAATAGTTTTATAGTCAATTTCACAGTCGGCAACTTTTACACGTTTGCCTTCTGCTTTTGCTTCTTCATAAGCAATAGTTGAAAGTTTTTTTGCTTTGTTACGTTTTGCTTCTGCAATAGTTCTAATGTTAATTTTATCAATACTTGGTAAAATGATATCATAGTATGCAAATTCTGGTTCAATAAAACTGCTGTAATTCATTTTACTTTTGTGTATCTCAGCCAACATGTCTTTGTTGTTAAGATATTTTACTCGTCTAGCCATAGATTCTCCTACACTTTATATTTATTATAAACTACGCACATATCTTTGTCAACTAAATACTATAAGGAGTATTCATGGGATTTTTTAACTTTATTGAAACAGTATCAGACGTTGTTAACAATGCTTCAAATGTTGTACGTAATGTATCAAACTTTGCTAGTGGTGCACAACGAGTCTTGGAAGACTTATCTGATCCTATAGCATGGATGACAGGAAACAGACGTAGAAACATATCACCTGGTGCAACACCTACTAGAAGAGTAGCATCTCAAGGTCGATTTATTTCGTCTGACAATTATGATGGCGACGACTGGCGTGTAAGGATACATTTGCCTGCTAATCCTAGTTCTTTTGCAGGTTCACCTGTGTTAGATCCGTTAAAATACAGTAATAACAGTATGGTATTTCCAACAACTCCACAAATACTTGTTAGTCATAGTGCCAATTACAATATGTTTCATCCGATTCACACAAACTATCCATATCCTGTATACGAAAACAGCATGGTAGAAGACATTACAATCAGTGGTGAGTTCCCTGTTGAGAATGAAGCAGACGGAAGATATTGGGTTGCTGCTGTGCATTTTATGCGTAGCATTACAAAAATGTTTTACGGCGAAGGAGAATTAAGAGGACATCCACCGCCACGTGTAGCATTAAGTGGCTATGGTAATTTTATGTTTGACAGAATGCCTATTGTTGTAAAAATGTTCAGTATTGATTTGCCAAACAACGTTGATTATATTAGAGTACCGTTGGATGCTAGTTCATTGTCGTCAACTTCGTCAAATAATCAAATAGCAGGCGGTACATATACATATGTTCCAACATTGAGTACGTTGAACATTACAGTTGCACCTGCATTCAGCAGAGATGCAACTAGACAGTTTGATTTAGGCAAGTTTATTCATGGTGATTACATTGGACAAAAAACTGACGGAGGGTTTATCTAATGATTCAGTATGAAAAAAACAGTCCGTATTATCTTACAAACCTAAATCGAAACTATTTAGAACTATACGAAAAAAGAAACATACCAGCAGTTGATAACGATATTACATATGAAATAGAACCACAGTATGCTTACAGACCAGATTTACTTGCATTTGACCTTTATGGCAGTGCAAAACTATGGTGGGTATTTACAATTAGAAACATGGAAAGTTTAAAAGATCCTGTTTTTGATTTTGTACCTGGACTGAGAATAAAATTACCTCAAAAAACAACACTTGATGCGGTATTAGGAAAATGACACTAGCAAATCCTCTACACAAATATACTAGTTACAATTATAGGTGGAAATTTGGGGTTATAGGACCTCAAAATATTCATCAGCCTGAAACTTATAGACAAAATGGTCCTGATTTAACTATTATTCAAAGTGGCGGATTTCCAGATAAAAGTGTAACTACGTTTGCTGAACAAGCATTGGGTGTAAATGTAGAATATTACATTGATAATGTTAATTCTGAATACTTGGTTGTTCCAAACCCTGGTACAAGCAATGCAAATAATATTCAAATTGAGTTTAAAGTTTACGAACCTTTAAGTGTTGGTTTGTTTTTTCAAACTATTAGACTAGCAACAGATCAATTATATAATAATCAACGTGGATATTTAGATGTTCCGTTTTGTTTACAATGCGATTTTGTAGGATTTGATGATGACGGAAATACACATCAAGAACCACCACATACACTAGCATTAAAATTGATAAATGTTACATTCAATGTTGACCAAAGTGGTAGTGTTTACACTGTAACTGCTATTCCTTGGAATCATCAAGCATTTACAGATGAAATTAGCAAAGTTCAAACAGACATCACGTTAGCAGGCGAAACAGTTTACAGCATGTTAGCAGGAGAAACTGAGACAAGTTTAGTATATGAACTTAATAGACAACAAGAAGATTTAGAAGCAAGTAACAGTGTTGTTAGTGGAAATCGATATATTATTGAATTTCCTATAGATCCTAGTTTTGGTGCTGGTACTACACCTCCTAATCTTAACACAAATATTATTAATCCAAACAGTAGCAGTGAAGTTCCTGAGTTTCGAAGTACAGCAGATTTACAAGCACAACGAGAAAGAAATAGACAACCGATTACAACAGGGTTTGGTGCAGGACAAGTAGATCCTGCTCTTGCTGGCGCAGTTGCAAGTTTGCCAGGACAACGTACAAACGATCAACGTGTTGCTGTAAGAACTGAACAAGCGTCATTAGCCTCAGGCGGCAATGTAAACTACATTGGACAAAGTGCTATTGTAAGCAATTTTGATGATTTTGGTAATAACCCTTTTGGTATTGAACCTTTTGTGTTTGATGAAGGTGACGATCAAGTACAAGGAGATGAAGTTTTTACTCGAGGTACTTTGAGTATTGATGCAACAACTAGAGAATTTACATTTGAACAAGGAACAAAAATTGAAAGAATGATTTCGATGATTATCTTGTCAAGCGAATGGGGATTAAACTTGATAAATCAAGTGCCTGATTCGGATGGAAATGTTTCGTGGTTTAAGATTCACAGCGAAACACGCATTAGGAATTTGGCAGAAATTGGTAACTCGGGCATACCTTCATACGAATTTATATATAGAGTTACTCCGTATAAAATTGATGCAAGTAGAATTGCACCGGCATGGTCAGATCAAAACTATCAACCAAAAATAGCACAAGCATTAAAAACATATCAATATACATACACTGGTTTAAACAGTGATATTATAAACTTTGAATTTAACATTGATAACTCTTTTTACAAAGAATTAGCAAGACGTTCGACTCAAACTAGAGATGACACCATGCACAACAGCGGCGGCGGTGTATCAACAGTAAGCCAAACTAATCAAGCAGTTCCAAATACAGGAAATAACAGCGGTTCAAACTTGTCTGACGCAGGTACTACAAGTAGGATAACAGGTGTAGGCAACGAAAGCCCTGGCACAGGTGCAAACACAGCGGCTAGAGATGTTGCAAACACATTTAACAGAGCAATTTTAAACAGTGATGTTGACAACGTTGTTTTAGATTTAAAAATATGGGGCGATCCTTATTATTTTATGGATAGCGATTGTGGCAATATTATTACACCAAGCGGAGGTAATCCTAACATTACCAATGATGGTAAAATCGACCCTAGCAGAAACGAAGTTTATGTTTTAATACAATTTAGAACAGGTGTTGACTATAACGGAAACTTAGTACAAATTGATCCTGGTAATGCATTTAGTGGAATATATAGAGTTATAACATTCCAAAACAACTTTGATAATGGTATGTTTACACAAACGTTAAATTTAGCACGTATGCCCAACCAAACTAATAGTTCTGTTGAAGCAAGTAACAGTGTAGTTGAAGCAAATCTATCTGGTAACTTGCCTTTGGTAATTGGCAATTTAACAACCGAAGCAGCGAATAGAACACTTGAATTCCAACAAATGCTGCGACAAGCAGAAGAATTAGAAAGAATTGCAACTGCATTTTCGCAAAAAGGCATTACTGAATTTGCAGATATTTTAGGCGGTCAACAAATACAACAACTAGCACAAGGTTTGTTTGGTGCATTTTCGCAAGTGAAAAATATACAAGCCACTCTTAATAACACATTAGGATTGTTAAATGGTGGTATTGAAGGTATTGCTAGAGCAGCAGTATCAGATGCAATTAATAAATCGCCAATTGGCGGCGTAGTTAAAAATGTAAACAATATCAAAAGTGGTATTGAAAATATTACACATGATTTGAGTAACATAGGAAGAAGACGTTAATGGCAGGTCCCCCAACCAGACGAACTAGAAACACTAGACGATCAGATGCTGCACCAGTTGCAAGTGCAGGAATTCCAGCCGGCATTTATGTTGGTCGTGTTGTAAGTCATTTAGACAAAAAGTTTATGGGTTCGTTAAAAGTTATGCTTTTAAAAATTACAGAAGCAGGCAACGATTATCAAGAAACAAACCAGTTGATTACTGCACATCGTGCAACCCCTTACGGCGGGCAAACACCACTACAAAATGTTGGATCTAACAACACTTATAGCGAATCACAACAAGCATACGGTTTTTGGGGTGTTCCGCCAGACATTGGAACAAAAGTTCTTGTTATGATGGTTGAAGGTGCAAGAGATTTTGGATACTGGGTAGGTTGTATTCAAGATGATTTTGTAAACTTTATGATTCCGGATGGTAGAGTATCTACTATTAATAACGATAGAGGACAAAAATTACCAGTTGGAGAATACAACAAAGCAATTGTTAATCCTGAAGGCGAAACTCAACCAACAAGATTTCCAAAACCTGTAAACACTGACTTTGAAGATAGTCTAAGCGAAGCAGGCTTAATTGAAGATGATATTCGCGGTTTAACAAGCAGTAGTGCTAGACGCGAAGTACCAAGTCAAGTGTTTGGTATTAGTACTCCAGGGCCAATGGATAAACGTGATGGTGCTCCAAGACACGGGCGTGGTGCTACAGGTAAAGAAGCAAGTGTTCCTAGTTCACGTTTAGGCGGCTGGAGCATTGTTATGGACGACGGCGATGACAAGATTTTAAGAGTAGGAAATCCAGGCGAAACTCCTAAAGAATATGTTGATGTTGAAAACACAAACGAAACTGGCGATGTTGTTAGACCTGCAAACGAGTTGTTTAGAATTCGCAGCAGAACCGGCGCTCAAATTTTGCTTCATAGCACAGAAGATTTAATTTACATTGCAAACTCAAAAGGTACTGCTTGGATTGAAATGACCAGCAATGGTAAAATTGACATTTATGCAGAAGACAGTGTAAGTATTCATTCTAGCCAAGATATGAACTTTACTGCTGATAGAGATATTAACTTTGATGCAACTGCCAACATTAACATAAATGCAGGTGAAAAAGTAAAAACTACAGCAGGACAAAGTTTAGATTTTACCAGTATGGATTATACTGCATTTGTTGCAGGTAAAGGTTTTACAGCAAAAGCAGACAGTTACATGGCTATGTCCAGTGGTAAAGCAATCAGCATTGATGGTGCTAATGCTATTAATATCACAAGTAGTGGTGCTAACATTAATATGGCTGCATCGGCAAAAGTTAACATGTCAGGCAAAAGCGGTATTCACATTGGCACTGAAGGATCGTTGCACGAAAAAGTTGGGCAATATTTTAGAGAAACAAATGCTTCTCATGTAAACAGCCAAGAGTACTTTGTTTATGCCAAAGGTGGATTGCATTTGAAATCAGATGCTGATGCTTTCTTAAGTGCAAAAGTTACTGCAAACATAAAAGGCAAAAGCACATATATTCAAAGTTTCGGCGGCGATACACATATGAAAAGCAATGCTGATTTAAAAATACAAACAAGTGGAAATATTAACCAGTTTGCTACCAGCATATTGAGAAATGCAACTGCTACAATCGAAGACAGAGCAGGCACCGCATTTAATTTGTCATCTTTAGGATCTATGAGTGTTAAAGCAGATACTACACTAGATGCAGCAAGTACAGGTGCAATGAAAATTAACGCTAATGCTTCATTGGATATTATAAGCACTGGATCTGCAAAAATCACTGGTAAAACAATGGATTTAAAAACCACAGGCGGTGTACTAATAGCAGAAGCAAGTAGCAATTTACAACTTGAAGGTGCATTGGTTCAAATTGATGCTGGAAATACTGCCACTGGAGCAGCAACGGCCAACCCGACTCCTGCGGTAATTGCAAGTATTGCAGTTGGTGCTATTGATGCGTCTGTTGCAGCAACCGCAGTAAAACCTAATCCTGTTACTCCAGATACTCCTATTATTAGTTTGATTGCTAAAACTCCAAGTCGTATTCCACAACACGAACCGTGGTTGCAACATGAAAGCAACAATCCAGCAGAATACACTCCAGAAAAAACTAGAGCAGGGGTTGAAAGTGTAGACAGTTTTGTACAACAAATTCCTGACACTTTTGTAAACATTGGTTCTAGATCAACAAAAGGATCAACTACTGCTTCTGATAGGGGCGGATATTCAGGATCGCAAAACTATACTCCTGCCACTGACGGCGAATTTGGAGAAGAAACACTTGGCGATTTTGGTGACCTTAAGCGTGATCAAATTTATGCTATTGGTGATAGTCATGCTGAGTTTATTGCTAACATAGGCGGATATAGAGGTTCTGCAAGGTCAGGTGCAACTGTTGAACAAATTGCATCTAATCAAGTTGGCAGAATTCCTGAAAAAACAATAGTTGTTGTATCAGCAGGTAACAATAACTGGGACAGTGATCCGACACAAACAAAAGATAAAATTCAAAAAGATATTGTAGATCCGCTATTGCAAAAGGGTTGTTATGTGATATTTGTTGTGTTCCCAGATATTGATTTAAGCGGGCCTTATGCATCAACTTATAGCAGTGCTGGATATACAGCAAATTATAATGATGTTAGAAATGCTGTAAATCAAGTATCAGCAAATGGACAAATCGATCTAACTAGTGCAGATATTAATCCGCAGGATCCTATGAAAATTCATGCCACAACAGCAGCATATCAAAGAGTTGTTGATGTTGTTGAAAAGGCTATCGAAGCAATACCTGATCCATCCGAGTTTGATAAGTTTAATGGTACACTAGGACCACTTTTGGCTGCTATTAGAATTTGTGAAATTGACACAGCCGAACCTAGATCGTTTGATGTTGTTTATGGAGGTATTCCTACAAACATACGTCCACAACGTCCGATTACACAAATGAGCATAGGTGATGTGTTAGAATGGCAAAAAAGCATTAGAAACAGTGTTGCAAGCACAGCCACAGGTGCATATCAGTTTATCTACCCAACGCTAAAATATCTAATTGATGACAGAAAAATTTGCAGCAGAGGCGACTTAATGACTCCTGCTAATCAAGACAAACTTGCAATTGCTCTAATGCAAAATTTACAAAAATGGAAAGATGGCCAAATGTCTGACGAAGAGTTTGGCTACGGTTTGTCTAAAGTGTGGGCAAGTATGCCATTGATGATTGACGGTGCTCAAACAAAACGTAATGGACCAGGCACTGCAAACAGTGCTTACTACGGTGGTGTTGGACCAAACCCGTCGACTGCACGTAAACCTGCAAGTTTTATTAAAGAAGCACTTGTAAAAAGTAAACAAGGGTTAGCGGGAGAAAACGAAACTACTGATGTTACAATAGATCCAGAAGCATTAGCAGCGTTGGGTTTTGAAGCAGGAGATCCGTATGAGCAACTAAAGACTCGCAGCAGATTTACAGATTTTGGTTCAACTCAAGGTGACCTTGAAGATGTTGATAGAGTGCATCAAGCCCAAGGCAGTGCCGGTGTTAGAAGACTTCCTTGTGATAGACGATTAATTGACATACTTAATAGAGCAGCCGCAGCAGCAGGTGTGTATGTACAAATCACCAGTGGCGGTCAAATGTCTAAAGCAGAATGGCAATCATATCCTCGTAGCCAACGTAAAACTACTAGAGATAACAAGGATTACTGGATACTTAAAAATGGTACCTGGATACAGGTCCGTACGGGTAGTACAAGGCATGATACCGGTCTTGCTGCTGATTTGAATATTTCTAAATCGAAATTACCTGGCGGCACACTGATTCCTTATAACTTTAGTTCTCCTGGCCGAGGCGAAAACAATCAAATTTGGGATAACTTAATATATCATGCATTTAAGTTTGGATGTAGAGGATTTGGGTTTGCACAAAGTTATATGGGTAACGTAACTATACATTTAGACACACTAGGAAAGATATCTGGAAACGGATGGAATGGTGAGTTAGGATATTGGGAAACATCGGATTACTTTATTAACATAGCCAGAAAAGGAATACAGGACGCATGAGCGATAACAATTATGTAGATCCAGATCTAATTTATCCTTGGACTCATCCTGACGAGTTTGAAATTGTGTTCAAAGGCCTATGCGGAGATACTTCCTATCCAATTATTACCTATGATAAACTTTTAACATTGAATAATGATAAAAACAACTGGGACGGTCCTTTTGAAAAAAAATCTGGTAATTTAGTTGTTGCTAGAATTAATGAAAGTTATCAAGGACAAACTGGTAGAATTATAATCTATTATGCAATAGAATATCAATTTGCTGCCAACGAAGAAGTAATTGAATATGCCGAAATGCCTTTGCGAAATGGATATTTTGACAACAACGGCGATGGCACACAAGATTCTTGGGTAGATGGCGGTGCGTTTGAAACAGCAGATGGTACAATCAATTTACCGCAAGAAGCAGTACCAGCAGCAGAAATTTCTTCGGCTCTTATTCTTGATACTCTTGTTAGAGAACAAGAAAAAACAGATGAAACTACATCAGTAGACGAAGGCGCACAAGCATCAAGAGCAGCAGCACCAGCAGCCACTGAAAATACATCAACAAAAGCAGCAGCATCTGCTGCCCTTTCGCCAGCAGCAGTTTACGATCAAACTACAGTAAATGCAGCATTGGCAAATCCTGCGTTAGAAACTGCTATTAGAAATGGATTCCCTCCAGGTGCTAGTGCAGAAACACAAGCAGCATTTGGTGATCTTGCTGATGAATTCAAAGCATTAACTGACGAATTAGCAACTAATCCTTCGCTTACTAGAGTATCAGAAATCACAACAAGATTAGATGCTATTACAAAAGAATTGCCGCCAAGTTTAGCAGGTACAGCATCTCTTATTAGCAATGCTATTGCTCCAGTTTTAAATCCAGGTAATGTTGCAGGTTTAACGGGTATATTAGATGGAGCAACTGAATTAGCAAATGGATTTATAAAAACAGGTGCCGAAGTTCTTACCGATGTTACCAAAGGATTAGATCTTGTAGCAGGAACAACAATACAATCTTTGGCAAATATTGGCCAATCTCTCAACAGTGTGTTTAAAGAAGTTGGAAGTACGCTGTCGGGCGTAGGAGATTCACTTAAAGATAATATACCAAATTTAAATGACTTGTTTAAATTTGATCCAAAAGTATTATTCAATAAATTAAGTTTAGGAAACGTTGTTAAAAGTATTGCATCTATAGATTTAGTAGCCATAGGAAAAGAAATTGCCGGCGGCATTACGGATGTAGTAGATCAACTTGCAGCAGCATTTGGACCTGTTGGTAGATCTTTAGCAAATATTCCTGAATTGCAAGCATTGAGAAGACTTGCTGATCCTGGGTTTGGTTATGATGGTGCTAGAGGACATCGCAGCGGCAGCGATATTAGACAGTATGATACTAGGACGCCGGTAAATGATGGTACTCCAGCACCCGAAGGTACACCATACCAAAAATTAATCAGTGTGCTTAATACATCGTTATCACAAGATTGGGTACCAAAGTCAGGAGCAAACAGCGGACAAAAACCCAGTGAAAGAGATCCTAGAGAAGACGATAGAATTCCGGATCCGCCTGAAGGTGCAAATCCTCTTATTATGGAAGCATACAGGTTAAGTGGACAAAAAGATTTTACAAGAGATGGCGATAGTGGAGAATACAGTTGGCACACTGCTTTTGTAAATTACGTTTTGAGTAAAGCAGGACTACCTATAGTTGTGTCAATGAGTGCTCAAGCATATTGTTCTTACGGTAACAGGGTAAATCACACTAATATTAGAAACAACAACGTTGCAAAGCAAGGTGATATTGTAATTTTCAACAGTAGAACAGGCGGCAAATATATTGGATTTTATTGGGGATTTGATAAAGAAAAAAACAAAATTAGAGTTATTGGTGGAAACCAAGAAAATGTTGGTGTAAAAATAATCGACTTGCCATTTAGTTTAACTAATGGAGATTTCTATGTGACACATATTCGTCGCGGTGCTTGGGAACCAACCGAAATAGTAACAAATACTTCAATAGACGAAACTGATAATGCACGAGCAAGAAGAACCAATGCAGGAGTATTTAAAACAGGTCCGCAATAACAAGGTAAATATTATATGAGCACATTAGAAAAAAATCTTTATAAAAACTTAAAACTGACTTCACCAAGGTCGGCTAATAATCCTATTGTGGATAAAAGTTATAAAGGTATTAGTACCGTTAATCCTACTACTAAAACATGGAAAATACGTGACATTGATTTAATCAAACAAGATATTGTTAATCACTTTCATATTAGGCTTGGCGAAAAACTAGAAAATCCTACATTTGGAACTATTGTATGGGATGTGCTTTTTGAGCCGTTAACTGATGCATTAAAAGAAGCAATTGTAAAAAATGTCAACACAATTATCAATCATGATCCTAGAGTACAGGCAAATGATATTGTTGTAGACAGTTATGAAAATGGTATTCAAATATATGCTGAATTAACATATTTGGAGTACAATATTACTGAACAATTGCGCTTTACATTTGACAAGGACAACGGCTTAATTTAAACTGCGCACTTTTTAAATTTCATAAATATTGTATTAGTAGAGGAAGTGCGAATGTCTGCAACAGATAGACAAAATAGATTATTATTAGCCGAAGATTGGCAAACAATATATCAAAGTTTCAAGTACGCTGATTTCAAAAGTTATGACTTTGACAATCTTCGTCGTACAATGATCAATTACATACGACAAAATTATCCAGAAGATTTTAATGATTACATTGAATCAAGCGAATACCTTGCGTTAATCGACTTGGTTGCGTTTCTAGGGCAAAACATCAGTTTTCGCACAGACCTCAATGCCCGTGAAAACTTCCTTGAGTTAGCAGAACGCAGAGAAAGCGTATTGCGTTTAGCACGTTTAATTAGTTATAATCCAACACGAAACCAACCTGCAAATGGATTGCTAAAACTTACAAGTGTTCAAACAACTGAAAATGTAAGAGACAGCAATGGTATGAATCTTGCAGCAAAAGTTATCAAGTGGAATGACAGTGTAAATTCAAATTGGTATGAACAATTTATCAATGTAATCAATGCAGCATTTACTCAAGCAAACAAGTTTGGTACACCTCGTAAAAGCGAACTAGTAGAAGGTATTCCTACCGAGAAATACAAATTCAATAACTTGGCTAGTGTGTTTCCTGTTTTTGCATTTAAGAAAACAGTAAACGGTAAAAGCCTTGATTTTGAAATGGTTAGCACTGACATATATGATGGCGAAGTTCGTGAAGAACCGCCTATTCCAGGTAACCAAGTTGGTATTTTGTACAGAGACAACGGCCAAGGCGCAAGCAGCAGCAACACCGGTTTCTTTATGCATTTTAGACAAGGTAGTTTGCAAAAAGGCGAGTTTACTATTAACCTGCCTGTGCCTAATCAGCGTATCGATTTAGATGCCCAAAACATCAACAACGAAGATGTTTGGTTGTTTAGCATGAATTCAGACAGCACCCAAGGTGATGCATGGACTAAAGTTGACGCTGTTGAAGGTAACAACATTATCTATAACAGTATTAGTAAAAACATTAGAAACATCTTTAGTGTTCTTACTAGAACAGACGATCGTGTAAGTTTGATTTTCAGTGACGGTATTTTTGGAGAATTACCTAGCGGTGCATTTAGAACATATTATAGAACAAGCACAAACCAAGATTATACAATTACACCAGATGCATTACAAAATATTAAATTAACACTTCTTTATACAAGTTCAATTGGTAGAACAGAAACTTTAACAATGCAGTTTGCACTAAAGAGCAGTGTTAATAATGCTGCAAGTAGTGAAAGCACTGACAGCATTAAAACCAATGCACCTAGTACATATTATACTCAAAACAGATTAATCACTGGAGAAGATTATAACGTTGGACCATTGGGTATTAGCCAAGATATTATCAAAGCAAAAGCAGTGAACAGAACAAGTAGCGGTATTAACAGATATTACGATCTACGTGATAGTACTGGAAAATACAGCACTACTAATTTATTTGGCACTGACGGTATTTTGTACAAAGAAGAAAAAGACGAAAAATACAGTTTTAGTTTTGTCACAAGAACCGACATTGAAGCAGTAATTGAAACTACAGTTACAGACATTTTAGATGATAATAATGTTAGAAACTTTTATTATGACAACTTCTTGGATCAAAATTACAGTGATTTAAATATTGCTTGGCAACAAGCAACCAGTGAAACAAATAGAAGTACAGGTATTCTTTTAGATTATGACGATGTTGCAACAAGTGGTATTACTGGATATGCAGTCGGTACTTCAACCGAAGGTCCTCTTAGATTTTTTGAAACAGGTGCTTTGGTAAAATTTGTTGCACCTACTGGAAAATGCTTTGACAAAAACAATACTTTGCAAAACCGTACTCCAACTAACTTGGGTGACAAATCTTATATTTGGACTAAGGTTGTAAGCATTTTTAACGAAGGTCAAGAAGTTAGTGATACAACAGGATTAGGCCCTATTGTGTTTAATGATGTAGTTCCTACTGGAGCATTATTGTCAGATGTAAAAATCAAGTTTAAAAGAGATATTTTAACTTCAGTTAAATCAGAGATGATTGAGCAGATTTTTGCATTTAGAACATTTGGTTTAAGATATGACAGAGAACTACGTGAATGGTTGGTAATTACACAAGATAACGTCAACTTGAAAGATAGTTTTAACATTGGTTTAACTGGTGATACTAGCGGTCAACAACTTGATAGAAGTTGGTTATTGCTATTTGAAACAAACGGTGTTGATTACACCATTACGTCACGTACAACTCGTTATATATTTGAAAGTGATAATCAAATAAGATTTTATTTTGATAGTAATAAAAAAATATATGACAGTAAAACTGGTAAAATTATTAGAGACAAAATCAGTGTGTTAAATATCAACAATGATTTTTCAAGTTCAAATGGCACATCTCCAATGCTGACTGATTTAGATTGGGCAATAAGCAAAGAGTACAGAGATGATATTGGCTATGTTAACAGCAAAAAAGTAGAAGTAGTTTTTAATGATGTTGACGACGACGGTGTAGTAGACGATCCAGATTTATTTGATAATATTGTTGTGCCAGCAGTGAATCCAACTGAAAAATATGTTTTCATTAAAAAATTCACAGAGTACGACACTGAATATTGGAAATGGGTAAATCAAGATAGTGAAAATATTCTAGTTGTGCAAGCAGAAAGATCAACTAGCGTTATTACACCAGGAAATCCTATCTATTATGTTATTGATACAGATAGTTTTTACCAAGTTGATACTGCTAATAGAACTAGAACAAAAATTTATGACTATAGAGCATATGTTGGACGCAATGATATTAAATTCCAATATGTACATGCAAGCGACGAAAATGCAAGAATTGATCCAAGCAGCAGCAATATAATCGATACCTATTTGTTAACTAAACAATATGATATTAGTTTTAGACAATATCTAGCAGGTATTACAACAACCAAACCGTTGCCTCCAAGCAGTGATCAATTGTATAGAACATATGGTAAAAAGATTAATGCTATTAAAAGCATTAGCGATGAATTAATTTATCATCCTGTAAAATACAAAGTATTATTTGGCGACAAGGCAGAAACAGACTTGCAAGCAACATTTAAAATAGTTAAAAACAAAAACAGAGTAATCAATGACAACGAATTAAAAGCAAGTGTTATTGATGCTATAAACGAATATTTTAGTTTAGAAAATTGGGACTTTGGTGAAACATTTTATTGGAGTGAACTAAGTGCCTTTATTATGACAAAAGTAGCACCTGACTTGGTGAGTATTGTGGTAGTACCAGATAACGCACTAAGCAGTTTTGGTAGTTTGTTTGAACTAAAATCAGAAAACGACGAAATTTTAATTAGTGGAGCAACAGTTGCAGATGTTGAAGTAATTAGTGCAATTACAGCAGACAGACTAAAAGCAGAAGGTAACATTGTAACTTCTGTTAGCAGCACAGGCGAAGTTATTGAAAGTTCGACATACACAATTTCAACAGGTACATCTCAGAGTGAAGGGTATAATTAATGGCGTACGATAAAGATCAGCGTGATTTTGAATTACCGGCTGGTAAACAACCAGAACGCAAATCAGAAAACTTTCTACCAAAATACTTTAGAACTGATACAAACAAAAAGTTTTTACAAAGCACAGTTGATCAATTTATCAACGAAGGTGCAGTAGAAAAAATTAATGCGTTTGTTGGTAGAAAATACGCTAAAGCAAATAGATCTGGCGATGCCTATCTAAACGATTTTACCAAGGATAGAGAAGATTATCAATTTGAACCAAGCGTTTTATATGAAAACGAATTAGGCAATGTTGACTTTTTTGCAAATTACAGTGACTTTATAGGACAAATCCAATCGTTTTTAAAAAGTCCTTTAGGTAATCACAGTTTATTAAACAGACAACAAAGTTACAGTTGGACACCTCATATTGATTGGGATAAATTTTCTAACTATCGTGAGTATTATTGGCTACCGATGGGACCTGCGCCTATTGGTATTGTTGGACAAAGCAAAGAAGTAATTAGTACCTATACAGTTGAAACTGTAACCGATGACAACAATACAGCATATCTGTTTAGCCCTGACGGATTAACTAGAAATCCAACTTTAAAATTATTTAAAGAACAAACATACAGATTTGAAATCAATACACCTGGATATCCAATATCTTTCTCGTTAACAAGAGATTTTGATGATAACGATCCATTGTTAGGTGTTGACCAAGAAAACAACAGTGTAGTTTACAATGACGGTGTAAGTCGCTTTGTGTATAATGATGCTGGCGACCTTATACCAACAACTGATGAATATATTGAAAATGGTGTAATTGAATTTACTGTTCCAGTTGACGCTCCTGATAGTTTTTACTATATCAGCAGTAGAGACATTAATGTAAGTGGCTTAATTAATGCTTACTTTATTGATGAAAACAGTGAAATTGATGTTGATGCTGAAATTATTGGCAAGAAAACTTATACCACAGGTAATGGAACAAAACTTTCCAATGGTATGAAAGTATACTTCAAAGGAGATGCAACACCTGCAAAATACAATGAAGGCTATTACTATGTAGAAGGCGTAGGAAATGCAATTCGATTAATCAACGAAAACGATTTAGAAGTTCCTGCGGTATTTACAAGCGTTGAACCTGTTCCTTTTGGTGAAACAGGATTTGATAGATTTCCTTGGGAAGATGCTGCAAGTTTTCCTGCAACAAAAGATTACATAACAATTAATAGAGCAAGTGTAGATAGAAACCCTTGGAGTAGATATAACCGTTGGTTCCACAAAGATGTAATTGCTGCCAGTGCAAAAGCAGTAGGTTTAGAACCAACCTTTGATCAAGATTTTAGAGCAAAACGTCCTATTATCGAATTTGAAGCCGGCATAAAACTGTACAACAACGGTACCTATGCAAAAACAAATGTAAACGTAGTTGATACTTGGACTAAAGATGTTTTCAGTACTATTGAAGGCAAAGGCGGCTACTTAATAGACAACGTTGAATTAACAGAAGGTATGCGAGTTCTGTTTACTGCTGACACTGATCCAATGGTTCAGGGAAAAATTTACAGAGTACATTTTCACGATCACGGCGTAGGCGATACTGAAAAAACTAGACAAATTGCACTTATAGAAACAGATGATACTAATCCTGTTGATGGTGACTGTGTTTTAGTTTTAGAAGGCGAAAAAAATAAAGGTGACATGTATCATTACGATGGTAATGCATGGTACAAATCTCAACAAAAAACAAAAGTTAATCAACCTCCGCTATTTGACATGTTTGATGAAAACAACATTTCGTTAACTGATGAGGTTGAATATCCAAACAGTAACTTTGCTGGTAACAAAGTATTTTCATATGCAGAAGGTACAGGAACAGTTGATACAGAATTAGGGTTTGCATTAAAATACCAAAATATTGCAAACGTAGGCGATATTGTTTTTAATTTTGATTACAACCAAGGAAGTTTTGTTTATCAATCTATAACACTAGAAGATACAAGTAAACAAACTGATATTGCATTATTAAGAAAATACGATGCAAATAGAAATTATAAAAACATCAATAGTTGGACTAAAACATATAGAGAAACACAGCAATATGTAATTAGAGAATATCAAAATCAAACAAATAATTTTGATGTTGATGTTTTTGACAATAGTGCTGATCTTGAAGATTTAGATATTAAAGTTTATGTAAATGGTGTAAAGAAATTTATAACCACTGATTATACTTTGGTAGATTCTTTTGGTTTAAAACAAGTTGTGTTTAATAATAATTTAAATACATCCGATATTGTTATTTTAAAATGTTTTAGTAATGCAAACAAAAATGCAAATGGCTTTTATGAAATTCCTAAAAACTTTGAAAGCAATCCTCTAAATGCAGATCCTGATACATTTACATTAGGCGAGATTTCGCAACACGTTGACACTATTGTTGACAATGTAAGAACATTTGAAGGATCATTTCCTGGATCTAGTAATTTAAGAGATTTAGGCATGGTAAATGCCTATGGTACAAAGTTTTTACAACACGAAGGCTTATTCAATCTAGCAGCATATCACATGGTAGATAAAACTGCAAACTTGTTTAAAGCAATTGATTTTGCAGCAGACGAATATGTTAAATTTAAAAATAAGTTTATTTACACTGCCGAGTCACTTGGTTACGATGGAGAAACACGTAAACATGTTGATTTAATTATGCAAGAAATTACCAAGAATAAAACAGTTAGTTTCCCATTCTTTAGCAGTGATATGATTCCATTTAATGCAAGTACAACTACATTGCATGAAATAGAATACACAGGATCTGCGTATTTTGCTTTAAAAAATTCATACAGTTTAGACACAATTTCAAACAAGTCTGTATTGGTTTATAGAAACGGTAATCAACTAACACACAATGTTGATTATGTTTTTGAAGATCAGTTTGTTAATGTAAAACTTGATTTACAAATTGGCGACGAAATAGAAGTTGTTGAGTATGAAAATACCAATGGTAGTTATGTGCCTCCTACACCAAGTAAACTTGGTATTATGCCTCTTTATATTCCAGAAATATACCTTGATGACACATACAATTCTGGTGTAATAAAAATGATTAGAGGACACGACGGTAGTCAAACAAAAGCATACAATGACTATCGAGATGATTTATTGTTGGAATTAGAACTTAGAATTTATAACAACACAAAAAATCTATATGATCCGGAAAAATTTGATTATCATGATTTTAAACCTAACCAGACAAATAAAGAATTAAGAAAAGCATATCCGACAAATGCTTTCTTAACTGATTTTAGCAAGTGGTTAGAAAGAGCAGGCAATCCGGATTACAGTTCTCATACTTTTTGGGATAGCGACAATCCGTTTACATACAATTATAGTGCAACAACTGATTTTGAAGGTGATCCTTTAAATGGATATTGGAGAGGAATATATCTTTACTATTACGGTACAGATCGTCCTCATACACATCCTTGGGAAATGCTTGAATTTACAAACAAACCATCTTGGTGGGATGATGAATATGGTGCTGCACCTTACACATCTAACAACACAGTTATGTGGACTGACATTAGAGAAGGAGCAGTTAGAGAACCTGGTAAAGCACTAAGAATTGATAAACGATTTGCAAGACCTTGGTTGACAAACAAAATTCCTGTAGACGAAAGCGGTTCTTTGTTAGATCCTCTAGCAGCAGGATTAGCAACTAACTTCAGTTTACCAGCAACAAGATCAAGTTTTGTTTTTGGAGATTTTAGCCCAGTTGAAACTGCATGGAGAAAAAGCAGTGAATATAGATTCACAGTTTTAAAATCATTTGTAACTCGTGCGCCATCTAAAGTTATTGGTGCATGTTTTGACCTTAGCAGAATGAAAAAAGACTTAGCCGGAAATCTAGTTTATTCACCAACAAATAAAAGACTTAAACTTTCAGATATTGTTTTTCCAAGTTTAAGTTCTGATGATACTGAAACTGTTTTAACAAGCGGCTTGGTTAACTTTATTGCAAACTATGTTAAGTTTAACAAAAAAGCAAGTTATGAAACATACAAGACTCAATTACAAAATTTAAACAACAAATTACATTTTAGATTGGGTGGCTTTGGAGACAAATCTAAATTAAAATTAGTGTTAGATAGTCGTAGTCCATTGAATAAATCTAGTGTGTTTGTTCCTGACGAAAACTATAAAATTATTTTAAACAAGAGTTCAGTGCAAGATACTCCAAGTTTAAGCGGTATTATTATTGAAAAAATTGAAACAGGTTATATTGTTAAAGGTTATGACAAAGAAAGTCCATACTTTACAATATATCAATCTAAAATTACTCAAAGTGATACAAGCATCACAGTTGGCGGTATTAGCGAAGAATATGTAGAATGGAATGAAAATAAAACATATGCTATTGGCAGTATTGTTTTTTACAACGGAAAATATTACAGAGCAACTACAACTCACGAGAGCGGAACTTCTTTTGATTCGAGCAAATTTGCTGCACTTGCAGACTTGCCAATTAAAGGTGGTCAGTCTGCACTGCTTAGAAAAAACTTTGACACAGAACAGGAAGTAACAGTACCTTACGGCACAATTTACAAAACTGTACAAGACGTTGTTGACTTTTTGCTTGGATACGAATCATACTTGACCAATCAAGGATTTGTATTTAGAAATGTAAACAGTGACACTGGACAAGTTGAAGACATGAAATTGATAGCAAAAGAGTTTTTGTTCTGGGTAACACAAAACTGGAAAGAAGGTACTGTCCTTGCAGTATCTCCTGTTGCTAATAATTGTACGTTCTCTAGACCTTATTTTACAGTTGACAACTTGTTTGACCCGTTTTATGATTATAATATTTTAAGTGGTTCTGGTGATGCATTAGATCCTAATTATACAAATATTTACAGAGACAAAGATATTGACTTTAGCATTTCTGCAATTGGATATGACGGTGGAGTATATCTAATTAAACTACCGCTAGTACAAGTTGAACACGTTGTAATTTTAGATAATACAACAGTGTTTAATGATGTAATTTATGACAAAACAAGTGGTGTTAGACAAGACAGAATCAAAGTTGTTGGGTATAGAACCGAAGGTTGGACAGGTAATTTAAGCATACCGGGCTTTATCTATGACGAAGCAAAAATTACACAATGGACACCGTATACTGATTACATAGTTGGTGATGTTGTAAAATACAAAGAATACTATTACAGTGCATTTAAAAATCACAGCAGCAAAGAGTTATTCAATGATGACAACTGGAGAAGATTGCCAGAAAAACCTGTAAGTCAACTGTATCCAAACTGGGATTATAAAACAAACCAGTTTGCAGATTTTTACGATTTAGATACTGATAATTTTGATAGTGAACAGCAACGACTAGCACAACACTTGATTGGTTATCAGCCAAGACAATATCTTGCAAATATTATAACTGATAGTGTAAGCCAATACAAATTCTATCAAGGTATGATTCAAGAAAAAGGTTCTCAAAACAGTTTAACAAAACTGTTTGATGCACTTGGCGCAGCAGATAAAGACAGTGTTGAATTCTATGAAGAGTGGGCATTAAGACTAGGTCAATACGGTGCTATTGATAATATTATTGAAACAGAATATAGACTTGATGAAAAACAATATAGACTTGAGCCACAGATTGTTGAACTTGTACAAAACAAAAACATTTCAAGAACTGATTTGGTTTACGAAATTACACAAAGTGAAGTCTATAAATCAAATGTAAACTATGATCATACAGTTCTTCCAATTAAAAATGAAAATGATACATATACCTACAACAGCGGATATGTAAGAAATGATCAAGTGTCTTATGTTATCGATGCTTGGTCAAGCATTTTTGAATTAAGTGTGTTTGACCTAAGAATAAATGAAAACATTTGGATTACAAATTATCTAAATGAGTGGAAAACATACAAATATACAAATACTGATTTAAATGTATACGAAGCAGTAGAAACTGAATACAACGATGAAGTAGCAACATTGTTAAGATGCGAACAGCAAATTAGAGATTTAGAAGTTGGCGATTATATTGGTATTACATCTAATTTCCAAACACTAAATTGTTTTGCAAAAATTGTTGATATTGATGTTGACGAAATGACTGTTGTAACAGCAGAAACTCAAGACTTAGAATATGAAGATGATGAAAGTAGTGTCTTTGATCCAAGCATTACAATTAGTAAATTTGTTGAAAGACGATTTACTGATGTTGATGACCTAAATGCTAATATTAAGAATGTAGATAAAAATGCTGCTGATTTAGTTTGGTTAGATGACGACGGTACGACTAACTGGAGTGTTCTTGAAAATGTTCCTGTGTTTAGTTTACAAAAAGAATATGGCAATGAAATTAATGCAGACCAAATGTTTAATGTATTTGATGTAAACAGTGCAAACACTGTTGCTGTATTTGCAAATTCTAATACTGAAAAAATGCACATATTCCGTAGAACCAGCCAGTTGTTTGATTTTGCAAACACTGACGAATTTGTGCCTAGTGCAACATTACATGATTTACACAGCGCATATGGTACAAGCATTGCTATTTCTCCTGATTCAAAAACTATTGCAGTAGGCGCTCCTTTAGCAAGTAATGCACAATCGAGATACATGGGCGATTTTGATATTACAGCATCATATGCTATCGGCGATGTTGTTAGTGACAGAGGTACACTATGGCGTGCAGTAAATGAAGTTAATGGCGATGGCAGTACAATTGATTCAAATAGTCAAGACTGGGAAAGACAGTATGTTTTAAAAGCAGAAACAGGACCAGTAGACAGTAGTTATGGTGAACAAGGTGCTGTTTATATCTATGAAAGAAATGACGAAACATTAGAATATGTGTTGTCATTTATTATGCTAAGTCCTGAACCAGTTGCAAATGCTAATTTTGGTGCAAAACTACAATTGTGTAATACAACTTATGGTAGTACAAAATTATTTGTAAGTGCTCCTGGCGACGATGTGGGTAAAATTTTCTTCTTTGAAAAAATTGATGAATGGAAATGGACACGCAATGAAGCATATAAAGGTGTGTATAATGCAGCAAATCGCTACAGAACAGGCGATATTGTTTGGTATGCAAATGCACTTTATGAAGCCACACAAAATCATGAACCAGCATCACCTTATGATCCTACAGATTCTAGATGGATTGCCGCTGAAACTATTGAACACACTGGTTATGTTCCAAACGTAGGCCAAGAACTTGATGGACAACTAACAGGCGGACAAACATTTTTTGGATTGCAATTTGCTGTTAACAAACTTGGCGACAAAATGGTTGTACAAAGCACAGTTGGTGATGACAATGTTGTAAAAGTTTACAATCAACTTGACGGTAGATGGAAATATCTTCAAACTCTTTCAAGCAGTGAAGTACGTGCAGGCTTTGGTTATTCAATAGATATCAGTGATGATGGTGAAACTATTGTTGTAGGCGATCCGTTAAGCGACGATGTAGATAACATTGACAACGGACATGTATTTGTTTACCAACAAGGAACAAACAATCTTTACACATTGTCTCAAACTATTTCAAGTCCATTTGATGAAAAGAACCAGCAGTTTGGTTTTAAGGTAAGTTTGAATAATAACAAACTTGCTGTTGTAGGTAAAAATAGCGATTTAGAAGAACTTACAACATTTGACTTAAATGATGATGATATTGTAACAACATTTGATAATAACACAACACGTTGGTCTAATAAAATTGTTGACAACGGCAGAGTTTTCTTATATCAAGAAATCAATAACAAATACACATTTGGCGAGGATATTGATTATTCAAGAAACTTGTACAACTATCCTTTAGACAATGTTAAATTAAATGATAATCACATTTACTTTACATTCCCAAATTACATACCAACTGTTAATAATAGACCTGAAGTTGAAAAAGAAAATGAAACAAAATATGCACTTGCAACCAATCCAGGATTGTTTGTTGATATTTCATCAACCAAAGGTGCTACGCCTTGGACTGCAAAAGAATCTCAAAACTTTAGACCAGATATTAGCAAGTTGGAAAAAATCTTTATTTACAATATTGACACTCAAGATATTGTACAAACATTAGATTGGATTGATCCAAGACAAGGTAAAATTGCAGCAGTTGCAGAACAAGAAATTGAATATAAAACACCTTACGATCCAGCCGTATACAGTGATAACGAAACTGATGGAGAATCGGTGGTTGTTGATTCTAGTTCAAACTGGACTGAAAAACACGTTGGCCAAGTTTGGTGGAACACTGCTAAAGCAAGTTGGTATGATCCTTACCAAGGTGACAGTAACTATAGAACAAGTATATTTAACAAACTAGTACCAAGTTTCCAAATTCAAGTTTGTGAATGGGTTATGTCAGACTTATTACCAAATGAATGGAATGCATTATCGGGCACAAGCGACGGTTATGCAAGAGGTGTTAGCGGCGAAGCATTGTACAATGCTTACAGTACCAAACGTGTTTATAACAGTGTAAGTAAAACATTTAGTAACAAATATTTTTATTGGGTGCGTAACAGCGAAATTATCCCAACTGTTAACAACAGACAACTAAGCACCAGAGGTATAGCAAGTCTAATTGCTGATCCTGAAACTGCTGGTTATCGTTTTGTTGCTTTCTTAGGAAATGACAGATATGCACTTTATAATTGTAAGAACCTAATTGAAGGTACAAACAGTGTTTTACATATTAGAAGTAAAAAAGACGAAACATTAACAACCAATGTTCATAGCGAATATCAAATGCTTTCACAAGGATTAGATATTAGTATGCCAAACAGTGATATTGAACAAAAATGGCATGACAGTTTAATTGGTTACGACATTGATGCAAATGCTGTGCCTGATCCTTCTTTGAAAGAATCTCAAAAGTATGGTGTATTAAATCTTCCAAGACAAAGTATTTTTATTAATCGTATTGAAGCAGTTAAACAGTTTGTAGAAAGAGTAAACAGTGTGTTTGCAGAAAATCAAATTGTTGACAACTACAATTTGAGTAACCTTCTTAAAAAGGATGAAATTCCTGTTCTAGCAGAAGGCAAATA